GTTTTACCTTATCTTAAAATGAGCTTAGATAAGTATGATAGCGAAATTAAATTGGAACCTATTTCTGGTCCTTCTGTAAATGAAGAAAAGGGGAAATCACCAATCACTCAATCAGTTGGAAACGACTGTGCGAATAAGAATGGAGGAGTCTCTTCTCGGAACAAAACAGTTCATAAGGAACAGAAAAAGCGTTTTGATAAACGTCAAGGGGGCAAAGGGAATAATTCAGCATCCGGTGAATTGAAAAAGGCTTTGTCCGATTTCAATGATCGTAGAGCTGGAGAAAATGGTAAATTTAAAGAGATAGTTATCGAAAACAAAAACTTAACGAAACAGATCGCCGAGAAAGAAATCAAACTCGAAAACCAGACCAAGGTTTTGGCTGGGTTAGAAGATGAACTTTCTCGTTTTCATGAAAAACGCGACGAAAAAACAACAGGAAAGATTAAAAATGTCGATTTTGTTTTTTATGATCCTAATGTTATCACTAACAGAGGTTATGATAACTTTAGGTCGCTTGTCTGGTCGTTATTGTGGTTGATTGTCGATTTTATCGCTTACGCTATATTACGTTATCACTATTATAATAGTGACAGTTTGTCCTTTTTACCATTGGGGGTTTCGTATTACTTGCATTGCATGTATAGGTTCCTCCATCTTATATATATGTTACCATATTATATGCGTTGTTTAGGCGTGTATTATTTGTGTCATTTTGCATATTGTCTAATGTTGTTCTTGCTTAGACGCTACATGGGTCGTATCCGTGTACGATATGAGAAAATACGAACTAAGGAAGATATCGACCTTAGGGCAGACGCTCAAAGTTTGCTAGATCTAGTTCACCATGATTCTAAGGATTTCTATGTGAGAATCAATGGGCCAGGAATTAAATACTGGGGACCTGGATCTAAGATACTTATCAGTTATGAGATGCTGGCTCAAATCACTATTCCTAAGAATATGAATCCTAATTTAGATTATGATACAGCACGATCAAAAATATTTGAATACTGTTCTTTACAAAAAGTTAATTCAGACCGATATGTTCATCTATCGGGTAAACATAACATGATATATATTAATACAGCAGCAGTTGCTTTTGCTTTGTTTTGTAGAAACAAGCAATTTTATGCACAGCAATTGAATTTTGCTTGCAAGTCCGAGCCCCAGATCTTAGACGACGAATCTTTGGATATGGTTATAGAATTGGTGAAGTCCCTGTTAAACGAGTTCCTGAACTTACTTCTCACAAAATTAAGAAAATCTATCCGTCGGATGTATCGATCTCAAGGCCTGCGCTTGTGTCTTTGGGCTGTCATTTATATGGGTATAGCCTTCCTCACCCTGACGGCAATGATGCAGCGACTTGTTTACATGGAGCGAAGTGTAGGTTTTTAGCCGCTATGCCTACACCCAATGAGACTTTGTTGCTTAAGTTTAGGTCATTTGTAGGAAAATGGCTGAGTGAAACGCTAACTCCACTCGATCCAGATACGGATGTATCTTTTGATACATGGATCAAAGAGATTAATCAAACAGATTCCAGGAAAAAGGAGTTGATTAAATGTTGGCCCGAAACGGATCGCGTTTTGAGTAGAAAAGACATCGAAGTTAAAGCATTTGCCAAAGATGAAACATATGGTGAATATAAACCGACTCGATGGATCAATGCTAGAGCTGATCGTTTTAAGTGCTATGCAGGACCGTTTATACGGGCCCTGGAGAAGGTTATCTATCAGCTCGAATGGTTTATAAAGAAAGTGCCTGTAAAGGATCGTCCTGCTTATATTAAGGAAAGATTGTACAGGGTTGGAGCTAAGTATTTTACTACAGACTTCTCCACATTTGAAGCCACTTTCAAACAGATGTTACTTGATGCGTGCGAATTCCAATTATTCGATTATATGTTTCAACACGTACCAGGTGGACCAGAATTTTGTGATATTTACCGAGAAGTTATCGGCGGTAGAAATACAGTTAAATCAAAATTCTTTACAATATTAGTCAACGCTATCCGTATGTCAGGCGAAATGTCAACGTCATTGGGCAATGGGTTTACGAACCTTATGTTCATGTTGTTCTTGTTCAGTGAGGCAAACTGTACAGACTTGAAGGCGTCTGTTGAGGGAGATGATGGATTAGGTAGTTTCAGAGGGACTCCCCCAACAACGGAAGATTATGAAAAGCTAGGTGCTAATATTAAATTGGAAATCCACGAAGAGTTGTCTACAGCTTCTTTTTGTGGTATCGTTTTTCATCCTAACGATATGATAAACTTAACGGATCCTCGTGAAGTTTTGTGTTCTTTTGGATGGACTTCTGAACGTTATGCTAAAGCTAGTAACAAAAATTTGATGAAATTGTTGCGATGTAAAGCTCTAAGTTTAGCACATCAATATCCCGGCTGCCCAGTTATTACGGCACTTGCACGGTATGCATTGAGAGTTACTAGACAGGTGAGAAATTACATTCCTACATTTGCTAAACAAGCTCGTTGTTTTAGTCAATGGGATAGAGATCAATTATTGGATGCTATTGCTGATTTACCGCATGATGAAACCAAAATTCCAATTGCGGATACGGGTATCGACACTAGAATGTTATGTGAAAAACTATACAAGATACCTTTATTAGTGCAGTTTGAGATCGAAAAATATTTGGACGAAAAGAATGATATTTCACCTCTTATTATACCGTCTATCGGAGATCATATGCATGAACATTGGAAACATTATTGGGATAATTATGTAATGGAAGAGCAATTGTCTAGCTGTACAAATCCAACCGGGCTTGTTCGTTATAAGCCTAGATGGGACTTGGCATAAGCACACCACAGTGGGTAACAGGCTTCTACACAAGAAGAGAAATTTGGGTGCACGTGAT